GGCGGCTGCCGATGCCGTCCGGGCTGCCGAGGAACGACGGCTAATTGATAAAATTAAAGCCGAATTGGGACAATGAGGCTAAATGCACAGTTACTTACTTGATGTAACTGTGCTGACTGACACCAAAAGGGGGACAAGGTGCTAGATGCTCAAAAAACCAAGCTCAAAAATCGTATCGAAACGTGTGAAAATGAGGTTAAACTCGCTCAAATTCGGCTCAAAAGAGAGGCCGAAGATGTCCGTTTCTGGAAAAATGAGCTCTTTGCTGCTCATGCTGAGCTTTCTGGTATGCAACTGGAACTCAATCTCAGATGTTCTTCGTGTGGGGATTAAAAAGGGGGTAGTCGTACCCCTTGGAACAAAAAATAATCGCTCATATCGTAAATGTGGAGGCAAAAAAAAGTGAAATATCGTAAAAAAATGGGAAATAGCCAGTCAAAACGCTATTTCTCAAAAACGGCTGGATCGCGTAATGTCCATCCGAAAAATCGTGCAACGCCTATGCGGGGTGGTATTCGCTTATAGGGAGGCTTATGCCGTGTTATCATCCGATCTCGGCGTGGCAACTCCTAAATGTAAAGACCGCTAACGGGAAACCTACGCTTAGTTTCAAAAATCCATTCGCTAAACCTACTCCTAATCGGGTAGGTATTCAAATTCCGTGTGGTCAATGCATCGGCTGTCGTCTTGAACGATCCCGGCAATGGGCTATCCGATGCGTACATGAGGCATATGGCCATGAGGACAATGCCTTCATAACTCTTACTTACTCTCCTGAAAATCTTCCCCCGGGTGGCAGTCTCTTAAAATCTGACTTTCAAAAATTCATGAAACGTCTAAGAAAAAAAATCTCTCCTGTAAAAATTCGTTTCTTTCATTGTGGGGAATATGGGGAAAAAAATTCTCGTCCCCATTATCACGCTTGTATCTTTGGTTACTCCTTTCCCGATAAAATATTATGGAAAGAGGTTAACGGGTGTCGTCTCTATATATCTCCCCTTCTTGATCAAGAATGGGGTAAAGGTTGGTCTACTGTGGGGGATGTTACATTTGAATCTGCTGCTTATGTGGCTCGATATATTACAAAAAAAATTACGGGTGAACTTGCTGAGGGTTATTACGATGGTAAAATCCCTGAATATGTAACTATGTCTCGTCGTCCTGGGATCGCTGCTAATTGGTTAGGTACTTATATGGCTGATGTTTTTCCATCCGATGAGGTAGTCCTCCGGGGGAAAATAATGCGTCCGCCTCGCTTTTATGATAAAAAATTAGAGCTTGACAATCCTGAACTTTTCAATAAAATAAAAGCTGAAAGAAAAGCTAAAGGTCTTGCGATGGCTGACGATAATACTGCTGCAAGACTAAAAGCTAAAGAAATTTGCAAACGGGCACAATTTCAACTGTTAAAAAGGGGGCTTGAAAATGAAGTATAAAATCTTCGTGGTGTTCGATGGCAAAACAAAATCTTGGGGACTTCCGTTCCTCAAAGACTTCACTGCTAACGCTCTCCGTGAATGGTCGGAAATTGCATCTGACGTTTCCGATAAAAATAATCAAATTGCAAAATATCCTGATGACTTCACTCTGTTCGAAATCGGTGAGTACAACCGGATGGATGGAAGTATCATTATGTATGAAACAAAATATTCTCTAGGGTTAGCATCTGAACAAAAACAAAACTTGGTCTCTCAAAACTAAGAGGTGTAAAATGTTAAAATTCCCGGCCGGCAATCTTCCTTCGGTACTTTCTGGATCACACCAGTTCTCTCAAGTTCCGAAAGCTGACATACAGCGTAGCTCTTTCAATCGCTCGCACGGGTATAAAACTGCGTTTAACGCCGGGTATCTCGTTCCTGTGTATGTGGATGAAGCTCTACCCGGTGATTCCTTTAATCTAAAAATGTCGTCTTTCGCTCGTCTTTCAACTCCGATTGTCCCGTTCATGGACAATCTTTTTTGCGATTCCTTTTTTTTTGCCGTTCCTAACCGATTGGTTTGGAATAACTGGCAAAAATTTAATGGTGAGCAAACCGATCCCGGTGATTCTACTGATTACTTGGTTCCTCAAATGGTTTCACCCGCTATGGGCGGTTACGCTACGGGTTCTCTTTCGGATCTCATGGGTATTCCCATTACTGTTCCTGGTCTCACTCATTCTTCTTTTTGGCATCGCGCTTACAATTTGATTTACAATGAATGGTTCCGCGATCAAAATCTCCAGGACTCTGTTGTCGTCGATAAAGACGACGGTCCCGATGATCCCGCCGATTATGTTCTTTTGAAACGAGGTAAACGTCATGACTATTTTACCAGCTGTCTTCCCTGGCCGCAAAAAGGCCCTGCCGTCAATCTTCCCCTCGGCTCTTCCGCCCCAGTTATTGCGGATTACACTTCCGGCCATGGGGGTCTTGTTAAGGAAACCTCTGGTGCGGCCTTCGGCGCGTTCACCCTTGTCACGGACGCGTTTGATGAGTTCGGTAACGGCGTCAAGCAAGGCGTTTACGACCCAAATGATACCTTGATCGCTGACCTTTCTACTGCTACTGCTTCTACGATCAATGCTCTACGACAGGCGTTTCAACTTCAAAGACTCTATGAGCGCGATGCTCGCGGAGGCACACGCTATACAGAAATCATTCGCGCTCATTTTGGCGTTACTTCTCCCGACGCTCGTCTTCAGCGTCCTGAGTATCTTGGTGGTGGGTCTAGTCCAATTAATATTTCTCCCATCGCGCAAACTTCTGAGAGCGGTTCGACTCCTCAAGGTAACTTAGCCGCGATGGGTACCCTGTCCCAGTCGGGACATGGTTTCACTAAGTCTTTCACTGAGCACTGTCTTTTGATCGGTCTCGTCTGTGTGCGAGCCGATCTGAATTATCAGCAGGGCTTAAACCGGATGTTCTCTCGGTCGACTCGGTTTGATTATTATTGGCCTGCTCTTTCTCACATTGGTGAGCAAGCCGTTCTTAATAAGGAGATTTATGCTGAAGGTACTGGCGGATCTGATGATGATCTCGTGTTCGGTTACCAAGAACGGTACGCGGAGTACCGTTATAAACCCTCTCAGATTACCGGTCTCTTTCGCAGCAACGCGGCTGGAACTTTGGATATTTGGCACTTGGCTCAAAATTTTGGGGGTCTTCCCGTTCTCGACAATACTTTCATTTCCGAAAATCCTCCTGTCGATCGAGTTATCGCTACTCCTTCTGAGCCTCACTTTCTCTTCGATGCTCATTTCGATCTCGTCACCGCTCGGCCTATGCCGACTTACTCTGTACCTGGTCTTATTGACCACTTTTAGGAGGTTGCAGTGGTATTTGGGATCGATGATTTAATTAGTGGTGGCCTTTCATTTGGCACTCAGATGGCGAGCGTTGATGCTACCAACGCCGCCAATCTGAAGCTTCAGCAGAACGCGAATGCGTTCAATGCTCAACAGGCTCAGCAGCAAATGGGCTTTCAGGAGCGCATGTCCAACACTTCTTATCAGCGCTCCATGGCTGATATGAAAGCCGCCGGCCTTAATCCAATGCTTGCGATCATGAAAGGCGGCGGCGCAAGCACCCCTTCGGGTGCTGCCGCTTCTGCGGCTCCGAGTCCAAACATGCAAAATTCTGTCGGCCAGGGGCTGAGCTCCGCGCTCGATACGATGCGTTTAAAAAAGGAGCTCGCCTCTACTGATGCCGACATTGCTACTAAACATGCGACGACCGCTGTGATGGCCGCTCAGGCAAAAAAAGAGGAGTCGAACGCGACGATGGCCGCGCGTAATGCCGATATTCTTGAGGCGCAAACCCCTGCTCTTAAAGCTCAGGCCGCTCTCGATCAGAAGCGTGCCGGTTACGATCTTAAAGCCGCTGGCTACGATGCGATTATGGATCGCGCAAAAACCGCCACCGGCACTATTTCTAACGCCGTAGGCGCTGCCGGCGGCGGTGTCGGAAAATTTATTAATAATCTTTTCGGTGGTGGCAACTCCTCCGAGAACGACCGACTCCGTCGAGCCGGGCGTCGCGGTATACCGCTTCCTTAAGGAGGAATGACACCATGCAACAGAAAAAAATTATCCGAAAAAACTACGAGCCTTCCCAAGGGAAGGCTCTTATCTGTCCCGAGCAGGGACGTACTAAACAGTCCTCTAAAGACGAATGCGACATTAATAAGATATTAAAACGCTATGCTAAAACGGGTCAGCTTCCGGACCTTATCAAGCAAAATCCTCAGTATGGCGACTTCTCTTCAGTCCCTCAATATCAGGACGCCCTTAACATTGTCGCCCATGCAAACGAGCAATTCTCGTCTCTCTCTTCAAATGTCCGTTCACGCTTTCACAATGATCCCGCTCAATTTCTCGCATTCACTTCTGATCCTAAAAATGTTCCCGAGATGATTAGTCTCGGGTTGGTTACGGAGCGTGATGCTCCTCCTTCTAAAGGCAAACCCCCAATTGGGGGTAAAAAACCTTCTCAGAAGCCTCTAAAAGATAATACGGGGTCTTCTGAGGGGACGGGTGACTCTAGTTGAGTCACCCGTTGACCGCGTCAGCGAGGGGCCCAACGCATAGCGTTGGGATCTTTCAGACCAGTTACTCACTTGATGTAACTGGTCTGAGTGACAGCGGACCCCTTCTTGGGGGGCAGCTGTCACTCTCTGCACTGCTTTCACGTCCGTCAAACGTCTGTAACTGTGGTCTCTATGGCCACCCTCATAAAATAGGAGCTGTCAATGGCGTTCAAGAACCGCAAACCGATTCCATCTAAGAAATCTAAAAAGCTTTTCTCTCGTACTGCTAAGAAGGTTCATAAAAAGAACGCCGGACAAACCGTCATGCGTGGCGGCATTCGTCTGTAGGGTTTACCTCTACAGACAAAAAAAAGGAACGAAAGCAGTGCCGTGCTTCCGTCCCTTAAAAGGCTATCGATCGCGCCATGTCAATCCTGACACGGGCAAACGTAGCATCGTTTTTACTAAAAGCGAAGGTTATTATGATCAACCTGTTGACTTAGCTTGCGGTCAGTGCATTGGTTGTCGTCTCGAGCGTTCCCGTCAGTGGGCGATTCGGTGTGTTCACGAAGCTTCGCTTCATGAGGACAACTGTTTCATTACTCTTACTTATAACGATGAAAATTTGCCCACTGACCGTTCTTTGAACGTGAAGCACTATCAAGACTTTATGAAGCGCTTGCGCTTCCGGTTTGGATCTGGAATCCGATTCTTTCATTGTGGGGAGTACGGTGAGCGATTCTCCCGTCCCCACTACCATGCTTGTCTCTTCAATTTCGATTTCGCCGATAAAGTAAAATATAAAAAAACTCATTCCGGCGATCAGCTCTATACTTCTCAAGCTCTTAACGATCTTTGGCCCTTTGGCTTCTCAACTGTCGGTTCCGTTTCATTCGAGTCCGCTGCTTATGTGGCTCGTTATATTACCAAAAAAGTCACGGGCGCCGGCGCCGGCGCCCATTACGAGGTTCTTGATTCTCGCACTGGCGAGCTTACTCAACGCAAGCCCGAGTACACTACGATGTCCCGGCGTCCGGGCATCGCAAAAGGGTGGTTTGAAAAATTCTCGAGTGACGTTTATCCGTCCGACTTCGTCGTTATTCGTGAGAGAATTATGAAGCCACCCAAATATTACGATCGCCAGTTTGAGCTTGCGTATCCTTCTGATTTCGATATTCTCAAACGCGTACGTAAAAAAAGGTCTCTTGCTCTTGCTGAGAAGCAACCCGAGTCACGGCTTGCTGTTCGAGAGCAAGTCCAAAATTTGAAGTTTAAATTACTGAAAAGGGGATATGAAAATGAAACATAAGGTGTTCACTGTTTACGATTCTAAGGCTAAGGCTTTTTTAAAGCCTTTTTTCTTCCCCGCTGTTGGTCTTGCGCTTCGCGCTTGGGAGGATACTGTGAATACTCCTGATACTCAGTTTTGTCGCTATCCTGCCGACTTCACTCTTTTCGAGGTTGCCGAGTACGACGAGGAAACCGGTCTTTTTACTAATCTTCAGGCGCATGTTAATCTCGGCACCGCTCTTCAATTCAAGAAGGCGCCTACGGCGCCTGCTCCTCTTCTTGATCTTATGTCCAACAAGGTGGGTGCCCAGTGATTAAATCAGGAGCACTTCCGTCGGACATGGCTCACAGCTTTTCTCAGGTTCCGAAAGCTGAAATTCCTCGTTCTCAATTTAACCGGTCTCACGGTTTTAAAACTAC